CTGCAATGTCTGCCGCCACGCCAGCCGCAGTCAACGCCGCTGCCCCTCTTCCTGCTTTCTTCGCCATACTACCTACCTATAGAAAGCCTCAAGGCTTACTGAGAAATTCATTAGAAAACTATAACGACCTTCCGTCTCTCCACGAATGGTAATTGTGTGCTCTCCACCACCAAGATTCTTAGAGATAAGAAACCCAGACCACACATTTTGGCAATGAGATAGCCAGAAGTCTGTTGCTTGGTGGGAGCTAAGATCAATAATGTGCCGTGTAGAACACTGAGTTTCAAGCGCTTTAACACCATCGATATAGACGGTGGCTTTCGTGAGAGGTCCAGCATCAAGCGAATCAATAGAAGGCGTAATTGGATAAGCCGTGAAATGAAACATCACATCTGCCGCACTTCTCAAGAAAAAACTCACGCCAGTATTTGAGAAGTTTGTGTCTTCTGGATTGTCTGGAGCCCCACGCCCTGTTGGCCCATCACCCACAAAGGACATCTCGTTAGTGGCTGAAGAATAGCCCCCATCCAAACCAGTCACAAAGGTGTGCATGTTGACAATAGGATTGTAATGGCCACGCATTACATGCTTCGCCTCTACCCACCCGTCTGTTGCAAGGTCAGCGGCGACCACCCCACCATCAACATAATCTCTCATCTTGTCGAGGTTGTCTTGTAGACCCTCGCCCGCAGGATTTGTGGATAAGATGGTTCCTGTTGGAATCGTGACTGGTGTAAAGGCCATTAGCTTTCCCCCCTCATTACCATGATTCCGAGTTGCCCATTAGAAAGGGTGAAGTCGAAATCAGCACCAGCAGCAGGGATATTCATAATGGCGGCTTTGTACCTATCGGCACCCCATGCTGGGACATACAGTTGACGAGGGTTACCAGCAGCAACTCCAGCCTGGTACACCATTGGGCCCCTGCCATAAAGCCTCAGCTCATAAACAGTATAAGCTTGGGTGGCAATATGATTCCAAGTACCGTGAACCATTCGTTCACAATGATGATAATGGGCGACACTGGTGAGTGAACCTCCCTCCATTGAAATGAATGAAATCGAGTCTGTCTTGGCAGTGTTGTTGTCGAACGTAACTCCAGCAGAGGGGCCAAAGTTATTGATGAGGTTTACTTCATTCGGCAACATCTCATGAGCACCACCACCTGTTAGCTTCCAGGTTGGAAAGATTACCAGTCCAACACCGTCTGCTGGGTTTCCCGCTGCGGCAGCGTGTGCCTTTCCTGGTGAGGTATATTCATCATCATCGTGCTGACTAAGATAGATGCTGTAATGAATACGAATCAAATCACCCGAAGCAATAGCGAGATGACCACCGGGTAAGCCAGTAAAACTGATGACCAAGTCAGGGTTTGCGCCGCCATTCAACTCAAACTTGGCTTGTCCTGTCTTGTTTGCGTATGTGGTATCCACAATCGCGCCCGAGTTCAGGTTGTTGGTTGTGTCAATATAAACCAACGGCTCCATACGGCCTGTTGAGTATGCATGAGCAGCGAGTTGACGCTTGTCAATACCCTCAGACCGAACATTCTCCTCGTTGATAGATCCTGTGGCTGTCTGAACAGCAGAGAACTTGGTGTTCGTTGCTGCTCTGTCGGTAGTATCGCCAGCTTCAAAGTTTGTGGTGGTGATCGTGCTCATTATCGATACCTGTTGACGACTGTGATTTGACCACCGTCATAGTAAAAGATGGGACGAGANGCACCTGCTGTAGGGGCCAAGGTAATGGAGTGGTCTGGATTTGGAGAGCATCTCCATCGCAATGAAATCTCATGATTCCCTGTTGATACTGGAATGTCTGCAACCAGATGAACTTGGCCAACATTCTGATAGTGGCGACCACTAACAACAATCGCATTACCGTCTAAGGCTAACTCAAACTGACACCAAATCTGTAGGTGGTTTGATGTTCTATGAGTAGCGCCCGTTGCTAGATGGTTTCTTAGCCAATACCAACCATTGTACTCAATGTGAAGCATCCCCTCTTCAAAGCGAGTGCTCAACTTTTGAGCATCATTAGAAATCCAACCACCCGAATAGTTGTTGTAGTTAATGCTTTTGAAAAAGGCAAAGTGGTTGTCACCGCCGCCACTGTCGAGCCAGTCTGCCCTGGCGGCCACTTCAGGCTGAAGCTTTACACCAGAACGGACTGCGTATTTCACAAGCGCTTTAGGAGACAACTCCTCGTTAGAGACACTGGCGTTCGGTAGGTTCTCCCTGTCTAACGCCCCGTTGATCTCACCTTTAGTGCTGTTGAAGGAGGTGTTGAACTCATCAACGCCAAGGATGTTGGCGCTTCGATGGTCCCCCTCTGTCCACTTGAAAGCCATTAGCGTTTACCCTTGATTGTCTGTGTCTTGTTGGCCCCGTACTCTAAGGAGTATCCCACAAGGACAATGTCGTTCTGAGTTTCAAACTCAAAGGCAAAGGTAGACGCGGCACCCTGTGCGATTGGGTATCGAATGGTTGTGAAGAAAGGGTCTTCCCAAACGGCTGTGTCCCAAACGGCTGTGCCAAACACACCCTGGTCTATGTGGTCAGCACGCTGCATCTTCTCGCCAGAGGAGGTGGTGCCCGTGTAGTCAAAATCCCTGTAGTACGTCAGTGGAATTGTGTTGTCTCCCTTGGTCATCACATGGAGGTAGACATACTTGATGAACTTCTTGGTCGCAGCCTTGCCCATGTCATGCCACTTAGAGCGATACTTGGCAGTGGGTGGTGGCTTATCCTGTGTGCTGGGGTCAACACCACCCGGAAGAGTGTAACCAGCAGCACGCTTGCGGGAGATGACAAACAGCCCCGTCTCATAGTCAGTGACAATACCAGGAGGCTTACCCGTATTGTGGCCAAAGATGAGCTCCCCATTCTGGTCAGATGCGATAACGCCTACCGGGAAATCCTTTCGGGTAGACCATGTGTTCTTATCTATGTGGTAAACCAAACCAAACGACGGCTTTTCTTCACCATCTATAGGCACATAACAATGCCACTCACGCCACTTGGGGCTGTAAGTAGCAGACGCACGGGCCAGGAGGGCGGTGTTGAGTCTCTTCTGAGTCTTCACCAAGTTGGGGGTCATCTTCTCAATCTGTACTTGGGAACCACCATCAAGACCACCAAAGATTCTATAGACCCCATCGTTGCCCAAGAACATAATGCCCACGCCCGGCACAGCGGTCACTGAGTTGATTGCCCTGCAACCAATGCCTTGAATGAATGGGGTAACCTGAAAACCATTGGAGGGATCTCCGCGCACCAACTCAATAGAGGACTCGCGAAATAGAATCAAACTGTTGTAGTAGGCAAACAATCCTGTGATGTCACCACCATCCCGCACACCCACATCAAAGTAGTCTGAGGCAGAAAATGAATCGGGATTCAGTGGGTTGGAATAGTAGATCCGTGTTGGGTCTGATTGACCACCGTCAAGGAAGAGACAGTTCTTAAATGTCGCCGCGAATCGGGCTCCTGGGCACGGGAAGATTACACTCTTTGTTGCAGACGGAGCAAGCGTCACCAAGAATCTATCGGGTGTGTAATCAACATAGGTAGATTCAATGTTGTTCTTTATCGAAGCGACAAAGTAGTAAGTCTCAGCGCTGTCTGTGGGCGTGCCTTCACCAAGATTCTTGGTTCTATAAATTCTTCTTGCAACAGTTCCAACCGGACCTATAGGCAGGCCTTGAAGAAAAATCGCCTGCCTAACTTGAACGCCTGCTGCTGATGTCACCCAATATGCTGATTCAGAACTGGGAGAAAGGGGGCTCTCGCTCCCTGTTTCACTCACAAAGGAAACACGCCACTTGAAGTTGTTGATTGAATCATCTGTTCTATTTCCAAGCCCATAAGTCTCCTGAAATCCAACAGGTACACCACCATTCTGGGTGTTCTCAAGATTTAAAGGAAGAGGGCCGGCGATTCCGAAATACTGTTTCTGCCCTAACCCTGCACCACCTTGGCCACCCTGGTTACCGCCACCAGGATTAGCAATAGGGTCAGGAACCCACGGGGTTACAGCGCCAGGAATACCATCCCAACCAACTGTAAGAACCTCGTTGTCCCCTTTCTCTCCGTCCCACTTCAGCGGCTTATCGTGTCCGTTGACAATAATAAGGTAGCGACCAAAGGGTTCAAAGTCTGTGACAGGCTCATTGAGTGTGGGGATTCTCCTGAATGTGTCAATATCCACAATCTGCCCAGCACCAGCTACGTTGCCCACAGTAAATCGCAGGTTGCAGCGAGCAGAAGCAATGTTCTCAGACTCAAACAAAGTATAGGTTCGAGCGCCACTATGGGTGCTCCACACATAAAGGCTGTGAATCCGCTTCTCAAGGGTAAACGGCTGGTAAGCCAAGGCCCCAGGGAAATACTTCTCATAACCAATTCGGTTATCCCACCCGCCAGTAGCTGGGTCTACAGTGAAGTTCTCCAGTATGGTAGCCGAGTCATCCTTCTGGGGAAGAAGCTCATCTAAACCGCCGACCCTTGGAACCTCAAGCTTTAGCCTTGCGTCCATGCCTACCCTCGCGTCGTTAGACTTGTAGCAGTACGATAGCTAATCTGGCTCTCTCGATACCCTTGCTTGATCCAGTATCCAGCACCCTCGGAGAGGTAGTTGTTCTCCATTCGGAGCATCTCTACATCTGCCTTGCGACGGTAAACCTCTGAGTGGGTGATGTTGTCATGCTTGACGAACAACTCCTGGCAGGCACGATAAACCAAGTAGCGGTGGTGGTCAGGTGGAAACTCGGGGACATCGGTGTCTTCAATCAGCCGGTCAGGCCGGAAGACAAAGCGAACCTCAATAAGGTAGTCCGTGTCTTGGCGAGGATAGAGGCGCACCCGCTTGTAGTGGCCATCGTTCTCAGGGAGGCGTTCAGCACCAACAAGGTAGTCGGTAGCAACAACAATCCCCGTCATGGTGGTTGCTGTTTCTAAAGCAAACGCTGCGGTGGACGCATAGTAAGCGTTGGAATCAGGGGTGCGGATATAGGCTTTCTTCAGGATTCCTGAGTTAGCACCCGTGTTTTGAAGGCCAGCAACATTGATAGAATCAGCGGCACCAAGGGTTACTGTCGATGCAGGGGATGGAGCACTCTCTTTGTTCTTATGGATAAAGGTGTACTTCACATAATGAAGACCAGCACCAAGGGCTCCTGCTGCGTTGACTGTTAGCCCAGAAGCCAGGACAGGCTGAATCATGGTCGCGTCATCGTGGATTAGCCAATCTGTTGGCAGCCCTGTGGAGCTCAGAAGAAGGCTAAGCTCCTCATCCCGGTTGCGGGAGAGGTAATCAAAGTGTGCCTGGGTTCCCGACATAGGGCTTCTAATGCCAATGGACATGACTTCAGAACAATCGGCAGGCATATCAATGAAGCGCTGCTTCACTGTAGCTGTAATGGCTTCTGTATTCGAGGCAGTGAAGCCCTCAAGAACCAGAACACCAGCAGAAGACTTGGCAATAATGTACTCACCATCGTCTGCGGGGGCCGTAGCGCCTGTAATCTCTACAATCGCACCCTCCATCCAAGGGAGAAACGGGTTCGATATATCTGTAATTGTCGCAGCACCTACATTGATGATGGGTGTTGGTGGAGCAACATCACGGTAGACCTGAATCTCTTCAGTCTCCTGGGCGAACTTCCAAGGACGGTCGGTAAAGAAGTCGAGATAAATCTCATTCACCACCCGGTTGACCTCATCAATGTAGGTCTGAACATTGGGGTCATAGTCTACGATAGACCCAACCATGTTTCTAATCTCTGAGAGGTTCACTTCTACTCCTAAGAAAAAAGGCGGACACCCCAATAGAGGTGCCCGCCCATAGTTCGCGGGCTGCTTTTACAGCTTACGGAAGATCCAAACAGGAGCCACTTCGGCGCCTGGTACACCAGAGTCGATAGCAAGAGCAACACCAACGGTAGTAAGCACATCGGTTGCAGCACCCTTGGTTACTTCTCCGCCACCGGCAGGGATAAGAGTGTCCCCAGCAGCAGCAACAGCACCGTTTGTACGAGCAGCGGCAACATACCCTGCAACACACACACGAACAGTAGCACCACCAGCGAGAACCTCTGGTGCTGTGACAGTTTCAAGAGCAACACCAACGCAAAGACCAGAGACATTGCTCTGAACCACCGTTGTTACGCGAGCCTCACCGGTTTGGCTGGAGTCTAAATCGACCCACTCACCAGCGGCTACGGCTTCTGCACAAGCAAAGGAAATAATATCCGAATGCTGTCCAGTTACTTCGGTCACCTCAAGAGGTGATTTTCCATGATTTAAGTGTCCAAACATAGCCTAAGCCTCCGCGTCTACGAGCAAACCAAGGCTTGCAAGGTGATCAGCAACAATCTGGGTGCGGACGAACATGTGTGCTTCACGAGCAGCGTAGCCACTCTTGTTCTCGAAGTCAGTCATCGAGAAGTTAGCATCACTGTCGAACACAACTTTCATGCTCTTACTGTTAAGGAACATCATTGATGGAGTGTTACCCACAACCGCGTTTCCGAGGTTGTTCTCAACATACATCAAAGCGCCGTTGTAGGCCAAAGCCAAACGACCAGCATCAAGAACAGTCTCTTTAGGGAGATAGCGCTCTTGAGCCTGCAAGGTGTTCTTGTACAGACGGTACGAGGTGGGGCTTGCAAGAATCAAGTCCACAGACCCTTCGGGTGCGTAGATTTGAGTTTGAAGCATCAACTCGGCCATTCCGTTCAGGCCATCACTTGCGAAGTTACCAGCAGCACCAACATCAAACATCTGGTTTTGCCAGTTGCTGGATGCATACGTTGCTTTGGACAGACCGCCAACAGTGTTGGTTTGAAGGCCGAAAGCAAGTTCTTCCAACCAACCAGTTGCGGTATTCACGCCGTTCAAAGAGCCAAGCTCTGTGAGAACAGTGGAGGTTCCACGGATGGTTTGAAGTTCCCACTCACGCTTCAGCATGCCAATGACAGACTTCATGCGAGAATCAGCAATCGAGATGACTGCATTTTCGCCACGGTTGGAAAGCTCTTCTTTCTTCGTGATTACGATGGGAGCAACAAAGTCACACCATTCGTACTCGGGCGAACGCAGAACGTCAGCCACAGAAGAGGAAACAGCCTCATAACCAGTAGCAAGCTGGGTAATATTGGAGTGCTCTGCGAGAATCGCAGCGCGAGTAATGCGTTGACCACCATTGATGATCTCAACTCCACCTGCTTTCTTGATGTGATCAAGAAGAGGTACAGTCTGGAACAGGTTGTCCAACGCTTTCTTAGACCGCGCACGCGCAGTTGAACTAAGAATATCGTTTTGAATAGCCATGATAGACGAATCCTATGGATAGGTAATTGAATAATAAAGAAGTTTAGCAGTTATCCCTAAGGCGGGGCCGGATGACTTCTGCTTATCCATAGAGGGGCNTCGTCTTCAAANGGAGAATAGCAAAGGGGAACACCC